GTATAAAATTCATTTGGTCGAACTTTTCAATTTTTAACTTGTCAATTGTTTCTGACAGTTTTGTCTTAAGCTCAAACTCTTCTTCTTTTTCTAAAATTGTTTGTAACTTTTTAATTGCACTTTCACGAATCGTTTCAAACTTAGTCTCAAGAGATTTTGTATCCTCTGAAATTAATTGTAGGAATTCTTTTTTAGAATTTTCGTCCAAAGTATCTATATAATTTCTTAAAGTTTGATTTGCAATGTTAACCATTGATTTAACAGGAATATTAATAGATTCTTTAACTGTTTTATTGGTAGATGTTAATAATGAAACAATATTCTTTTTTGCTTGAACTCTTTCTAATAAATCCAATTTGTTTGTATAAACAAGGGAATCAATATCAGAATATTTGTTATTAACACTATTTGATGCCGATTTTGGTAATCTAATATTTGGTATTATTTTTTGTAGCAAATTAACACCTTCTTCCAAATATTCCTTGGCTGTTTCTTCTGAAAGACCTTGTGCAGAACTCAATTGGTCATATAAAGCGTATGCTTTTGACATAGATTTATCGCTCAACACATTGTGTTTGAATTCTCGTAAAGACTTCTTAAATTCTTTCTCGTTTTTATAGGATTCGAGAAGATTGTTTTCAATTATGGATTTTATGGTTCCGAAGGTCATTTTGCTCATTTTCAAATAAATACTATGAATTTAATAACTTATCCAATTCTTTTGAAATTTCTCCTAAAGAATCTTGACCTTGACCTAAATCAATCATTCGAGACCCTTCAATTAAATTATTTTCAACTAAAATGTTCATGTCTTTTTTCTTAGACTCAGGAGCCAATTCTGGTTCAGCACCTGGAGGTGGAGGAGCTTCAATTGGTGATGGTTCTTCTGGTGGTGGAGCGGTTTCAAAACCTCCTCCTGGCGGTGGTACAGTTATTTCACCTCCAGCTGTTGCGGCCGCGGCAGCATTTGCAGTTCCTCCAGTCGTACTTCCATATAGCTTATCAATATTATCAAATAAACCTGTTTTAGTAATAACTGTTGGAGTTGCTTTAAGTTCTTCTCCCACCGCTCTTTCAATTCTTTGTTGTTGTAAATCTAAACGAACTTCCTCATCTGACCATCCAAAGATATGTTTTTTAGCCCATGTAGATGATGTTGCTTGAATACCATTTCCTGGGTCAGACACTAAGTCTTTATACAATAATACTTTTTCTTTCCATATATCTACCTTCAATAAGTCAGCCTGTGTTGAAGGATTTGTCAATCCTAATGTAAAGTTGGATAATTCATCCTCAAATCCTAATAAGAATAAATGCACAATAGCAATCTTATTAAGTTCTTGAATCATACTTTTTTGGATTCTATTGATTGTACGAGCAAATCTAATATCCTGTAATGCTAAATTTTTACCATCACCAACAACTTCTTCAAATCCTAAGAATGCTTTAGGAACACGAAGTGCTGTTAATAATTTCTTTTGAATATATTCAATATCGGCAATTTCTGACAAGTTTGTTGCACCTGGTAATGTTGTAATTGGGTCTGGTGCTGCAGGGTCTCTAACAGGAATGAAATAATCTTGGTCCACTGCCATTTGATTAAATCTCATATCCACATTACCTGTCTTACTATCTACAATTTGTTCTCTTTTGAATTTGTTAGCAACACGTTGTACATATGCTTCAACATCGTCATCGTTCATATTACCTACAAACACTTTGAACATTTTTCTTTCTGGTGCTCTTGATGTACGATAAATTAACATCGCATCCTCACACAAAAGTAATTGTTTCCAAATCCTTCTCGCCTTCTCCAACATAGAAGTACCATAAGGAAGTTTTCTATCGTCACCTAATAATCTGAAGTGAGCAATCTCCCATGATTGGAATTCCATGTTTTTGTTCTTCCAAGTAAAATGAAGGGCTTTTTTATCTTTCTCTAATTCTTTAGTAATATCTACAGAAATTTTTGCACTTACACCAACTTCATGTCTTTCAATTTCAATTGTTGGTAATTGTTGGACTCCAACAACTCCTTTTTCAGGGTCTAACTTTAAATAAACAAAATTGTCACCATACTTACAAGTGTTTCTAGTCCACATTGGTAAGTTGGTATTAATATCTAAATTGTTATTGAATAGGTCGGCTAATACTCCTTTAATTCTTTTCGATTCGGAATAAATCTGAAGAATGAATCCATCTTCATTTGTTGTTGTAGATTCTTCTGCATAGATGTCAAGGGCTGCTGAAATCTCAGGAGTATACTCCATTGATTCGTAGTCATACTGAGCAGACAATCTTGTTGGTTCATAGTAAATTGCTTGAGAATAAAGGTTATTCTCAACTTTTGCCCATTGATTCGTTAAATAGAAAGTTTGTTGAGCTTGGAGTTTCTCCATCTCATATTCTTGTCTACTTGTCGTGCGTAATAATTCCTTTTTATCAAACTTAAAAGTAGGATAATCTTGGTTTAATAACGAATTCGGTCCAAATGTTTGTGACAGCCTTTGCCAGACCGTCATGTTTTGTTCTGCCATATTATAAGTTTACTTATTACCTCAATAATATAAATAGTTATTACGCACCAAATAACCATCCATATTTTTGGTAGTCGGCTTTAGTTGCTCCTTGATTGACTGGGTTTTGTCTACCCATTTGAGGAACCAATGGATTAAAGAATTCTGAACTATTTTTATTCTCATTCATTACTGTAGACCATGAATTTAACATAGCTTTAGTGTGATTAACAACTTTACTTAAAGATGCGAATGATTTTTCAGCAACATATATCGCCATAGACATTCCCATGATGCAATCATCATGATGCCCTTTCTGATGGTCAGGTCTTCCGTTTACATAAATAAACGTATTCATTTCATTATATAATCTATGAGAATACACTTTAAAACCATGTCTTACAGATTCTTCAAAAGATGCAATAATTTGAACTCTTTTATTATTAAAATTAATACCAGGAATTCTTTCATTCATTTTTGGGTCAAATTTCCATTTGTTTGTAGTATCAACGTTGTCAACATACAATCCTCCCCCATATGAAAGTTCTTGCATTTTTCTTGCAGTTGAAACCCCCATACCACCAGTAATATCTATTACACAATAAGCGTTATACATATTACCCCACTTGTAAGCAATTTCTGCGATTACATCTGGCGGGACTTTACCAACATATTCTAACACTTGTTCTCTTTCGTCAAAATCAATGATTTGGATACACGAGAAGTCCTCCGAATCACCACGGGATACATCGACACCCATAACATATTTGTGACCGTTTACGGGTTCTTTAAATATCCACAATGACCCTCCCATAAGTTTTGCTTGAGGTTCACGTAAAGTGTTTTTAGCAATACCTTGCATTAACTCAGATTCAAATACGTTGTCACCCGAACCCAAGAAGTTACATTCCAACTCCTGAGCCACCTTACGTCTGTCAAACTTCAACTTCTTAACCATTCCTTCAAACCATGCAGAACAAGGTTTATACCCTTGTGCTATATAATCCGTCGTAATTGAATGGTCTCTTTCGTATGGATTTTCTATTGATAAATTAACAACAGCGTCTGACGTATATTCTTCTCTATTTAATAAAAAATGTACCAAGTCATTTGTTTTAACCATATACAAGTCTTTTGTATATCTTGGGTCACGGTACCAAAACATTTCCGATATTTTAAAATCGTTCATGTTTCTTAGTGACTGGTCATAAATTTCGTAGTAAATTGGGTCGTATCCATTTGGTGTAGATACAACAATAACCTTACCCCCCGTAGATAGTGAGGCCATACATGCTGACCAAAAATCTCCATCAGCCTCAATGAACGCCGCCTCATCAAAAATAAGAATTGTTGGAGTGTAACCTCTTAAGGCATCCTTTGATGTTGCAACAGCCTTTACTTCACAGTCGTTAGTAAGTTTAAAATGTCTTTGTGAATTTTTTTCTTTTGAAAATCCAATACCAACCCATGAAGGCCACTGTTCAGTAAAACTTCTAATCTTATTTGCCATCTCCACAGATGTATCCAACTTGTTGGCAATGATTAGAATCTTTTCAGGTTTTTGTTTTTTGGCAAATACAAGTTTTTTTGACGCCCAAGCAGCGGTAACTGTTGATACACCTGCCTGACGATATTTCAAGGCAATGTTTTCATTGTAAGCGTCATAGTCTTCAATAAGACTAACTTGGTCTGGAAATAAATCTAAGGGAACATACTTTGAAACCGTGTTGTCGTATGTTTGTAAATAAGTACGAAGTGCGTAAGGAGTATTCCTCATACACTTCGTAACTTCTATAATTAATTGTTCTTTAGTCACTTGTGAGATTATTTAGGTCTCGATATACCTAAACTACTAAAGAAATCATCTAAATCATCATCATCACCACCAAAGTCATCGTCATCATTAGATTCAATCCCATTATCTTCTTTGTAGTCCTCAAACTCACTTTTCATTTCTTGGGCTTCTCTCATAATTTCTCTGAACCTATTAGTTGCTTTTTTAACTTTAGACGCATCTTCAGAAATCGCATTTCCGATAATTTCTAAAAATTCTTGAGCTGGTATTTGGTATAACAAAATTTGAAACCAGTTTATTAGACCCTTGTTTGATTCCTCAAACATTTCATCAGGCATTGCGTGTCTAAACTTTTCTACAATCTCGGGTCCTATTCTTAATTGCATTGGTTCGTTAGATAATACATCAACAGCCCCTCTAACTTTTTCACGAATATCAGGGTTTTTAGAATGACCATGTCTACCTTTAGCTTCTTCTAAACCTTTAATTATTTCATGACATAAAATTGGAAAAATCAAACCTACCGCAATAATTTTTGTATCAGGTTGTTCTTCACCACCTTCTTCACCACCTTCTTCTTCTTTATCATCTGCATCATCTAATGATACTTTACCCGCAACACCTTGACCTGTTTGACTCATCATTTCAATCATTTGTTCCATTGTAAAATACATGAAATCGTTGATTGCCATAATTCCCAAATAGTCTCTATAAAGAGATGGGTCAATAGCATCTAATCTTGCTTTAATATCAGGTTTTTGAAAAAGGTAATGTCCTCTTTTTGCTGCTCCTTGAATAATAGCATTTATAATATTTCTCTTATGTTTTTCTAATTCCAATTCTTCTTCGTCAGTTAAATCCTCAACATCAAATGATGGAATTTCTAATTTTTCTTTTTCCTCTTCTTCTTCATCATCCTTTGGTTCTTCAGGTGCATATCTAAAATCTGAAACATCAGGTTGTTGTCCTAAGTGAGGTTCAATTTGGTACCACCCTTCAGGTACTTCTTGTTCTTCTAAACTGGCATCAACCGCTAATTGTTCAAGTTCATCTTTATGAGCAGCTTCAATTGACATGATATTTCTAAGCTTACCCATCATCTCATTATAAATCATCCCTTGAACTTGTTGAGAACTAATATTTCTATTACCTACAACTTCTTTTAACTTATCGGCAACTTTACCAAATCGTTGGCTAACCAATCTTTGTACGTCAGCAGGACCCTTTCTCATTGCAGGATTTTGTGCATATAAACTGTCAGGACTAGCCAATTTTCTTTCCAAACTTGGGTCCATTCTTTCGGGTCTATTACCGTAATCTAATTGTTCTTTTAATTTTTTTGCCATTTTCTTATTTTTGTAAAAGTTGCATAATAACATCAATAACCTCATCTTTTGCTTGTTCAGCAGATATTTTCTTAGCCTTTGGAGATTCTTTTTCTCCTGGGTTTGGATTTTTACCAGGATGTGATGGTCTTGGTTTTTTATCTGGAGCTCCTGGTTTTGTTGTTGGTGATGTTTTTGGTTTTGAAGGTGCCGTTGATGGAGCCTCCGACAAATACTTAACCAAATCTCCTTTAGTAATTCTTGGCGGTAAATTTTTCTCTACAATATTCATAATTTGATTTTCTATGAACAAAGATACGGGATTTTTCCCTTCTCCCAATTGTTTTTTAACTTCCTTTACACATCTCTCCCACTTTCTTGATTTTTTTGGACCTACCTGAGAATGACAAATAGAATATGGAGTTGATTTTCCTTCGAACATACCCATTCCATCAGTTTCGTC